AATTGTCGATCTGTTCAAATCAACAGGGGCTATTGGTAGCCTATTCTCGAAACTACGAAATGTAGTTCCTATTATTGACAAAGTTGCTATAGGAATTCAAAATTTTGGCATGTTCCTAAAGGAAGGAACCACCATCGGAAGATTCTTCACCAACACCATAGGGAAGGGAGTAGCGATATTCAAGGATTTTGTTGCAATAATGAATTTCCTCTCCAATGGAGCAAAAGAAGGTACAGCGGCGGTGAAAATGTTTGCCAGCATACTTCAACCTTTCTTGAAAGTCTTCAATGCATTTGCGACAGGATTCAGAGTAGGAGCAGGAGCGATAAGTTGGTTGGCGAAGTTGGGACCATTGCTTGGTAGAATTTTCTTGCCTATCTCAATCGCTCTAACAGTCATTGATGCCGTCATCGGTGCGTTCAAGGGATTCAAGAAGGACGGATTTGCAGGGATCATTCCTGGTATCATTGCCAAGATCATCTCAGGTCTGACACTTGGATTTGTGAGTTTTGAAACACTCTACAAGTACATAAAAATAGTCACCGACACGATCATGATGCCTATGAAAATGTTGTTGAAAGTTTTCAATTTCATAGGTGAAGGCTTGGGTATGTTGTGGGTATTGGTGAGCGATTTGTTTTCGGGGAAAGGGATTGCAAGATCGTTTTCCAATTTCTTCACCGTTCTTGGAGAATCCTTCAAAAATATGCTAGGCTCACTTTATGGTAAGATAATAAATCTATTTTTGAAAATATCACTCATCGTCCTCGATGGAATTTTTGCATACTATAATTGGGTCGCAGGGATATACAAATGGATCTACAAGAAACTAACGATGTTGAAAGATTGGATTTTCGATATCATTGAATCTATGTGGAAGACATTCACCCAACCATTTATTCTCATGTATCGTGGTATCACTACGATTGTCAGTTGGTTGGGCAACTTTATAACTGAACAGAAAAATATGATCATGGGTATCATCACAAAAATGTTTGATGCTATATCAAGTTTTTTCTCCACTCTGACTAGTTGGATCCCAGGGTTTGGCGGCGGGGAACCCCCAAAAGAAAAATACCTGTCTCCAATGATGATAGAAAGAAGAAAAAAGGCGAAGCGGGAAGCGGAAAATCTTGAAAAGGCCAAAGCAGATGGCTCGCTAGCCGATATGCAAAAAGATCTAAATGGAAAAATGAGTGGGGGTAGTGGAGGTGGAGGAAGGACCAATGTGATAACGACTACAACGAATGTCAACAAAATAGACGGGGGGGGATCGCAACAACCAACAATAATTGCACCACAGCCACCTCGGAATTCAGAACCAACTATTCGTGCAATGCAGTTTGGTGAGCAACCAGCGTTCTAAAAAACAACCACCACCCTTTCGGATGGTGGTCATTGAACTACTCCTCAATAGTGGTTCAATCTTCTTCGTCCAACTTGTTCCTCAAGTTCTTAAAAAAGTCAGCAGTATTTTCCTCATCGTCATCCTCTTCAGTCTTTTGGATCTTCTTTGATGACGATTTTTCGCTCTTGTTTTCCATCTTGGATCGGAAGTCCTTTGGCTCAGTATCCTCGGCCTTCACCGACACCGATGAAGAGGCATTCAGGACATTCCCCAATCGGTTCTTCAGTTCTTCGTATGACTTGAACTGATCTTCTGCAATGAACTCCTTGAGAGAGTATTGCTTTTTCCATAGAGCCTCCAACTTGGCATCATCTCCCTCAAACAATACCGTTTGGGTTGCAAATCCGCTCTTCTCATAAGAGACAAAGCCAGAGTCGAGATGCGCCTTCAACTTGAAGTTTGCTCCCTTCCAAAAGTTAAAGGGACTAAACTTCGGTTCATCAGGATCCGACTGATTGGCCACCTCCTGCAACTTGTCGAAAATCTTCTTGCCATACTTGAACACAAAGACCTTGCCTTCGTTCTCACGATTAGCAGCATCAGTCACCACCAAGATGTTGCTGAGGTAACTCACCTTGATTTTGCGGTCACGGTAGATCTTCTTACCATCATCTCCGTTAGCCCAATGCTGGGGCTGCTCTTCGCAGACAGGACACTTTTTACCAATTGTGGTTGGACAATTCTCAATAAACCACCCTCCCTTAGTCTGAAAACCATGAGTTTTCAGTTCAACGTATTCGGTGCTTTCGTCCTCATTCGTCTTTGGAAGGAAGCGGATCACCGCCATCCCTGCTCCTGTCTTATCTCGGGTAAGAGACCAAAACCGTTCGTCCTTCTTGTATCCCCCCTTCTTGGTTCCCTGCTCAGCCATCTCTTTCGAGAGTCGCTCAAAATCTGATTGTGAATTTTTCTTCATTGAAGAGAATGACATTCTGTGTCTCCTTGTTTGTGGGTATATCTAAAAGTGAAATCGCCAGAGGATTATACAATACATCTCAAATTAGTCAAGAGGTAACTTTGCAGTTTTTCGCTTTCGACGAAACATCTTGCGAGACTCAAACTCTGTCTCTAGTTGCTTTCGAATTGGTTTTGAAAGCAACTTTGCAACAGATTCTGGTTCAATTGTGTATTTTTCACACAACGAAACAATTACATCAACATAGTTTCCTTGTTTCTTCGTCTGCATGAGTTCCTCGACCTCTTTCGAGAAGTCGTGGTCTATATTCATGATCGATCCCATTATAGTGCGTCCTCTTTGTCTGTTTCTTCATCGATTGGCATTGTGCTGACATTCTGAACCCACCGATGGACGGCGATGTCGAATTCTTCGTGAGTGAGGAGCATGCCAAGTTGCTCCCCCTTCTCCGTCATAAAACGGATGCAGTGATATTTGGTGGGCTTAGGGGGAGGAAGATCTTCCTCTTCTTCCTTGGCCTTAAACAGATTTCTGAAAAATGTCATTTGCTGTCTCCTGTACGTTCTTGAATGATTGCTTATTCCAATAAGTTCGTATGACGGCCATAAGAGAACTCATGTGATCTGATGGGTCTTCCACAAACTCTTGTGCAGTACCCTCTTCCGTGACGATCAGAATCACGATCTTCTTCACCGCTTCGTTCCCTGTGTGGGATTCATTCCACATATGAGCGTATGCTGTGGTCTGATTGAAGTAATTCTGAATCTGTTCTTTGGTCTTCTCTTTACCTGAGGTTTTGAAGTCTACGATGGCGACTTCACCATCATACTCGGCAATCACATCCACCCGTCCTGCCATGAGGATCTCATCTGAGCATAGAGGGGTTTCAATGGCATGAATCTTCCCGATCTTCTTCATGAAGGGAAGGATCAAATTGAACTTCACTTGATCTGAGGGGTCTGTGGGGATGGTTCCCTCCTTGAGGAAATCCTCAAGGACAGAATGCATTCGTGTTCCACGAGACAAAGCCTTCTTTGAAATGGCTAGATTGGCGGGGTTCTTTCGCCACTCCTTCCAATGGTCTGCCATCTCATGGTTGACCACCGTGGTGACTGACGGATACCACTCCAAAGTGTTCTGAGAACGGTAGTATCGACCCTGACCGTCAGTTTCGACGGATTGTAGATTCGCTGTTGTCATGATTTAGTAGTCTCGCATCGTGTTTCTTGGATGCGCCTTCTTGATCTTCGAAATGACTTCCTTGAAGCCAGAGTTTGCCTTTCCCGCAGTACCAACCCGAATCGGATCACATGCTGCGGGTGCTTGCAGGATTACCTGTTTTACCGCCCCCTTTGCCTTACAAAAAGGACAAGGGCTTTTGGTAGGTTTCTTGTGATCTGATATTCTGAGGGATTCCTCAAACTCAAAATCACATTTCAAACAGCGGTAATCATAGAAAGGCATAGTGAAGTAGTTGTATTTATACTCGTTTAGAGGACTTCGACGTGACGATTTCTTCGACATCACCACTCATCAACCAAAAAAACTCTGGTCCCCACTCACGGGAGTATGTACTGACGAGGTATTGTGGCCCCCACACGCTGTCTTGTTCGATCCGACGAACAGTTGCCACCTTGTTTAGAGACCGCACAAAGACCTTGGGACGGTCATCTTCCGTTCGCTTCTCTGAAGTCTGATAATCGTTACTCATACTAATCTGCCTCGTAAATATGCGAAACCCTACCACATCGGCTTTGGGTATTCGGAGAATTATACACCACACAATATCACTTGTCAAGGGTTGACTTTGATTTTTTTTATGGTAGACTGAACAACATGCTACTAATCGACATGAATCTTCTCACAATATCCACCCTCATGGCAGAGTCTAAGGGAAATCCCATCATCGATCTTGGGCTGATTCGACACATGGTGATTAACAGCGTTCGCTCCGCCCGACAACGCTTCTACGAGAAGTACGGAGAACCTGTCCTCTGTTACGACTCCCGAGTAAAGGGGTGGCGCAAAGAAATCTTCCCAGCCTACAAAGCGAACCGCAAGAAATTGAGGGAACATTCGAATGTTGATTGGAATGCCTTGTACGACATCATACGACAAGTCAAGCAAGAAATCAAGGAGACATTCCCATACAAGACGATGGAAGTAGCGTCATGTGAAGGAGATGATCTGATCGCTATTCTCGCAAAGAACATTCCAGGGAAACACCTCATCCTGTCATCCGACCACGATTTTTTCCAACTTCACAACGAAAAAATCTACCAATGGTGTCCTTCCAAGAAAACCATGTTATTGTGTAAGGATCCCGAAAAAGAAATCATTCGGCATATCATGCGAGGGGATAGTGGAGACGGCGTTCCCAACTTTCTGTCACCAGACACAGTCTTTATTGATGGTGGTAGACAGAAACCGATATTTGAAAAGAAACTAGCCGAGTGGATTGATGTTCCCCTAAATACTTTCTGTACGAGTGAAATGATCCGCAATTACGAGCGGAACAAAACTATGATCGATTTCTCTCAAATCCCAGAACACATCAAAGATGCGATCTTGGAGGAATATGAACTTCCTATCGAAGGTAACCGAGGAAAGATCCTCGCCTATATGACCGAGAACAACATGAACCTGATGTTACAACACTTACAGGAATTTTGAATATGTCCACCAATTACACAATCCCAGAAATCCTACTTCAAATCAAGTCCGTCTCCAAGAACCCAAACGACATCGTCCGAGGTCTTCAAACCCACTCTGGAGTTTCGTTTCGGGAACTTTTGAGATACGCCCACGATGATGTTCCTTGGTATCGCAAGGATCTTCCTGCGTTCACATCAGACGGAAGTCCTGAAGGTCTTGCCCCCTCGTCGTTGTGGACGGAAATCAAACGGTTCTACATTTTCAAGTCCATGTACAACCTCCCAACGAAGCGCAAGGATGAAATTCTCGTTCAGATCCTTGAATCGATTAGCCCAAAAGAAGTAGATTTGATCCGATCCTTGTTTGACGGATCGTTCCGATATGGCTTTGGTGTAGACAAGGAAACAGCAATCAAGGCGTTTCCGAATCTCCTCGAATCAAAGATCGTTAGTCGCTAATCGTCCAAGCCCAACGGGCAAGGTAAAAAGCATCAACAACATCAGACACAGGATTGCCACTCACCTTGGCGTTCGGTGTCATCTCTTTCCTGAGATCTATTCCTGTATCCACAACAAACTGCGAATGCATAGCGTTCTTGTCAGAGTTCCCTTTTCCTGTGGCAAACTTCTTCAAGGCCGTGGGGGCGAGAAGAGAGAATTGAAATCCCTCCCTCCAAAGTTTGTGCTTGAGCAAACCGCAGTTCTCTGCGATATGAAACACCCTACCCTTTGCGCCCATTGCATAATCTTCGATGACGATCTTTGCTTCGGTATCATCGATGCATGCCATCACCCATTCAGAGATGTTGTCGAATCGTTCCTCTTGAGTTGTGTAGGAGCGGTAAGGGTCGCCCGACACCCGTATGTTACCCACAGTAGAGTTAAACTCTCGCTCTCCGAGATGCTTCTCCGTCTGTGTGAGGTAGCGAACACTCCACTCCTCACCGTCATACACGCACACGCACGGGGAGGTCATCGAATAGTCGATTGAATATACCCTTCTCATACAACTTATGTATTGACTTTACAAAAAAGGAAGGTATACTTTCGCAATGAACATTGACAGCATCAAAGAAATGGTAGGAATTGACCTTGCAATGGACGGCACAGAACTCGCAGATGAGTCTGTGCGTATCCCATTACTACACGGAAAATACCTCAATATCTTCCACGACGAAAGTATCATCCTGCGAAAGCACGATACAGACTATAAAATGCTTCGAAAACTGAAATGGGAATATTATGGGGGTAAGATGTCCGAACAGGAGATCAAGTCTCTTGGTTGGTTGCCATTCGAACACCGCATTCTGCGACAGGATTTGGACATCTACCTAGAGGCAGACACGGATCTGTTGAGAATTCAGTTGAAAATTGGATTACAGAAACAGAAGGTCGAGTATCTCGATTCTGTGATGAAGGGGATCAACAATCGCCAATGGGTTATTCGGAATGCTATCGATTTCCTAAAGTTCAAAAGCGGAGTTGGTTGACACCAAAATGAAGCAATTAAGATGCCCATAAATACTCGACAATGAGCGTGATTGATGTTCGCTATGTCAACACCGCTTTCGTTCGTTTTGTTGCCGAACCTGGCATAATGAATGAAATTTCGGATTTCTTCTCATATGAGATGCCTGGGGCAAAGTTTAGCCCTGCATACAAGAACCGACATTGGGATGGCATCGTTCGTCTCGCCAATCAATATTCAGGCATTCTTCCCGCAGGACTCCTCGACTACTTAGCATCCTTCGCTGACCAGCGAGGGTACAAGATGCAGGTAGACGATCTCCTCACCCCACCAACAAAAGAAAAAATGACCTACGATGAGGCCAAAGACTTCATCTGTAGTCTCAAGCCTCGATCAGGGGATACCCTACTAGAGCCACACAAGCATCAGGTGGATGCTTTCTGCCATGCGATCAACAAGTCTCGCTCCGTGCTTCTGTCGCCCACAGCGAGCGGCAAGAGCCTCATAATCTACAGCCTGTGTCGATACTACCAAAATGTAATCCGCCCCAAACGGAAGATCCTCATTATTGTTCCCACAATCTCTCTTGTTGCACAGATGTATTCAGACTTCGATGACTACTCAAACAAGTCATCGTGGAGTACACACAAAAACTGCCACAAGATTTCAGGAGGAGCAACAAAACTCACAGATCGACAAATAGTTTGTGCAACTTGGCAATCGATCTACAAGATGCCTAGAGCCTGGTTCGATAACTTTGAGGCGGTTATAGGGGACGAGGCACATCTTCAAAAGGCCAAATCCCTCACGGCAATCATGCACAAGTTGGTCGATTGTCCCTACCGAACAGGACTCACAGGAACGCTCGACGGAACCAATATTCACAAATTGGTCATTGAGGGGTCGTTTGGCCCTGTCACTCGTGTCATTTCCACAAGAGAACTTATGGAAAAAGATCTGCTGTCTACCCTACAAATCGAATGTCTGCTTATGAAGTACCCAAAAGAACTACGGGAAACTTTGCAAAATATGACATATCAACAAGAGATTGATTGGATCGTGACTTGTGAGAAACGGAACAAGTTTATAGCCCAATTGGCATCTGTCTTGAAGGGGAACACTCTCGTCCTCTTTCAGTTTGTCGAGAAACACGGCAAGCCTCTATTCGAGATGATCAAGGCGGCTGCTCCTGCTGGGATCAAAGGTCGCAAGGTCTTCTTTGTAGCAGGAGAAACTGATGTGGATGATCGTGAGAGTATCCGACACATCGCAGAGAAAGAACAGAATGCGATCATTGTTGGTTCGTATGGAGTGTGGAGTACAGGAACCAATCTAAAGTCACTCAAAAACATAGTATTCGCAAGTCCTTCAAAAAGTCGAATAAGGATCCTTCAGAGTATTGGACGGCAACTCAGAAAGTCGGAACACAAAGACAAAGCGAAATTGTACGATATCGGAGACGATCTCCATTGGGGGGGCGAATCGAACTACACACTCAATCACTTTGCGTCTCGACTAAAGTTGTATGATGAAGAAGGATTCCCTTACAGAGTTAGCAAATTGCCGATATTTGAAAAGGAAGCAAACAAATGATATACCCCATCAGAATTCTCAAAATGCTTAGTGGAGAAATTCTTATTTCTGGGATTGGGGAGACAGGAGATTCTAGTAGGGTTTACATCTTAGAGCGTCCAATGCTCATCGTTATGATATCTTCTTTGGGAAAAAACAAGGAACCACGAAATTCCATCTACCTCAACAATTGGATAGATTTTTCTAAAGATGAAATGTTCATTGTCCCCAAGAACTTTGTGGTGTGTTCCTCAGCACCTGATGAAGAGATCACGAAAGACTATAATGAAGCAAAAATCAAGTTTGACATGATGGCTGCTGAAGATGAATTGCACAAATCAAATGGAGATTTCGTCGATGAGGGAGAAGATAACAACGATTCGGATGACGATGAAATGGAATGAGTCTTGTGGGTGTTATTAAGGGGGACACAAAAGGTCGCAAACCCCTTATATTAACTAGTAACTTATGATACTATAGTACTCTATACTCTAAGATAATAACTAAAGATAATACTTTATAGTACTTATTTATTAATACACCTAGTACTTGTTACCCAAGTTTATGTATGACCAAAAAGAGTCTCTTTTGATCATAACCGAAATTATCTAAAGATTTTGTTCGAACGGTTGATATTTGATTGTTGTGTTCAACCTCCAACCCTCAATGGGCAACAAAGCCTCAGCGTTGATCTTGTGATGCTCTACTCACCTTCTACACCCAACCTATCACAAAAGTCACCAGGATCGATCCTAGTAGATTCTAGGATCTCCCGACACCTTCTAGCCCAAATCCTCAACCAACACCACAGAATCGATCCTAGTGGCTTTTGTGCCGAGACATGAACTGACTTTGTGATATTCTTTCGAAAAGAATTCTTTTTGGAATTTTTAGAATCAACTTTACATTTTGAAGGATCGGTGCTACAATGAGACCAACAACATGACTACAAAAAAGAAACGAAGCAATCATTATATCGATAATGAGAAGTTTTTGATAGAACTTGACACATACAAACAATCTGTTATCTTAGCAAAGGGTCGTGGAGAAAAACCCCCTGGAGCAAGTAACTACATTGGGCAATGTTTTTTGGACATAGCAAATAATCTAGCCAAGAAACCTAACTTTGCAAACTACATCTTTCGAGAAGAAATGGTTTCCGATGGTATCGAGAACTGCATCATGTATGCTACCAATTTCGATGAAGCCAAATCCAAGAATCCGTTCGCATTCTTCACTCAGATCATTTTTTATGCTTTCTTGCGACGTATTCAAAAAGAGAAGAAACAACTCTTTGTGAAAATGAAGTTGTTTGAACAGGGAGACAGCACAGGTAGATTCAAGAACCGCATGATTGAGAATAGTAAGTTGACTGATGATGCCCTCAAAAGTGAGAACCCTTATGCAAACTATTTTTCGTTGAGTGACAATGACCTCAAGAACTTTGGGGGAATAAAGGAACCGAAAGATCTTGCTCCCAAAAAAAGACGAAAGAAAGTGGTCAAAAAGAATCTAGAAGACCTGATGGAATAGTTTTGACAGATTGGACACTCAATGAAAATCGCTATTATCAACGACTCACACCATGGTGCTCGTAACGACAACCCGATCTTCCTAGAACACTTTATGTCGTTTTGGGAAACTGAGTTCTTTCCGTACCTCCAAAAGAACAACATCCGTCATGTCATCCATCTAGGAGACCTGATGGACAGGCGGAAGTATGTAAACTTTCACACCCTTAATGTTATTCGGAAACGCTTCATCACGCCTCTGAATAACATGGGTGTGACTGTGGATATCCTTCTAGGTAACCATGATGTTTTCTTCAAAAACACCAACGATGTCAACTCGATTCGTGAGTTATTTGAGTGGTCTGAGTTGTGTGACAATTGGAAGATTCACTACAAGCCCACCACGATTGAGTTGGGCGGGATGAAGATCGGTCTCGTTCCTTGGATCACCAAGGACAACGAACAAGAGTGTCTAGACTTCATCCTGAAGAAGGAAGCCAATACACTCATGGGACACTTTGAGTTGGCGGGGTATGAGGTTCTTCGTGGAATCACTCAACATGAAGGAATGGATCCTCTGATGTTGGCTGCATACGAAAACGTCTATAGTGGACATTTCCATTGCAAGCACAGCAAAGGGAATGTCCACTACTTGGGAACACAATATCAGATCACCTTTGCCGATCTCAACGAACCCAAAGGATTTCATGTTCTCGATTCCGAAACGGGCAAAATTGAATACATTGAAAACTCTAAGAGAATCTTCATGCAGTTTGACTATAACGATGACGATTCGAGAGACTATTTTGATGGGTCAGTTGCTTGGGATGATTATCGAGAAACATTTGTTCGTCTTGTGGTGAATCGAAAATCAAATCCTTTCATGTTGGAACGAGTCATCGAAAAACTGACCGAGGTAGGATGCCACAATGTGTATATTTCTGATCTGACAGAGATCGAAAAAACAACCAAAACCGAAGAAACTGCTGATCTGTCCAAAGACACCTTCTACTTGATTTGTGAAGAGATCGACCTAACAGAAGGAATCGCAGATCCAACAAGACTCAAAGATTTGTTCAGAGACCTCTACAACGAAGCACAAACTTCATGATTACTCTCAAGAAATTACGATATAAGAACTTCATCAGTACGGGCAACACCTTCACGGAGGTATCTCTGACTGACACCTGTACGACACTTTTGAGTGGTAGCAACGGATCTGGTAAGAGTACAATACTCGACGCTCTAACCTTCTCTCTGTTCGGTAAACCATACCGCAATGTCAACCTCGCTCAATTGACGAACTCCGTCAACGAGAAAGATTGTGTCGTTGAGATTGAGTTCTCAGACGGTAAGAGCGAATACAAGATCGTGAGAGGACAGTCTCCCAAGATCTTTCAGATATGGAAAGATGGCAAACAACTCGACCAAGAAGCAAACTCTCGTGACGGGCAAAAGGTGTTGGAGGATCAGATCCTCCGCATGAACTACAAAACATTCTGCCAAGTGGTCATTCTTGGGTCAGCAAACTATGTTCCCTTCATGCGCCTACCCGCCCCCGAGAGGAGATCTGTTGTTGAGATAATTCTTGATATTGGTGTGTTCTCACTCATGAATTCTTTGCTCAAGGAGAGAGCAAGCCAAACGAAAGAAGAAAGCGCACAGGCAGAAACCCAGTATTTGGTTATCAAGGAACGAGTGAAGAATCAGAAGAAGGTCATCGGTGAGGAAGAGAAGCGTTGTTTGTCTGATGCAGAGTGGGAGAATGGCGAAATATCCAAAACAAATGAGGCAATCTCCAAGAATCAGACTGAAATGGAAGGGTTGCTGACTAGAATCGACATCATGCTTGAGTCTGTGTCTGACAAGGCAACAACCAACAAACAACGAGAGAAGATTCTTCAACTGAAGGGACAAATCGAAAAAAAGATCGACTCTCTTCGCAAAGAGGTTAAATTTTACGAAGTCAACGACAAATGCCCAACCTGCACACAAACGATTGATGTGACCTTCAAAACCGCAGCAATTAAAAACAAGTCGGAAAGAGTTTCATCTCTTGATGTGGGATTTCAGGAAATGCTTGCCAAATTGAAGGAAAGTGAGGATCGACTCGATGCCATTTCTGATGTCCTGCTAGAGGTTGCTAGTTTGCAGTCTCTTGTCTTGAAGAAGACATCAGACACCGAGTCGTTGACTTCATATATTTCAAAAATTCGTGGGCGAGGGGGAGACAATTCAAGACTAAACTCAGAGAGAGAATCTCTCACAAAAATGTTGTCTGACGAAGAAGAAGCAACATCTGTCAAGAGATCCCTGATTGAGGAGCAACACTACATTGGGTTGGCGGGTATCCTTCTCAAAGATGGTGGAATCAAGAAGAAGATCATCAAACATTACATTCCAGTCATCAATCGGAGCGTCAACAAGTACCTAAGTATGATGAACTTTTTTGTGAACTTTACTCTCGATGATGAGTTCAACGAGACAATCAAATCTCGTCATCGGGACATTTTCACCTATGCGTCCTTCAGCGAAGGGGAGAAACGAAAGATCGATCTTGCTTTGTTGTTCGCATGGAGAGAGATGGCAGAACTCAAAAACTCCCTGTCCACAAACCTCCTCGTACTTGACGAGGTTCTTGACGGGTCTCTTGATGACACCTCAACTGAGGCGTTTCTAGACATCGTCAACGGAATGCGTGGACAGGGAGTTAATGTGTTTGTTATCAGTCACAAGTCGAAGGAAGTCTTGTTGGACAAGTTCGACCGCCATATTGAGATGACGAAGCAGGGCAACTTTAGTAAGATACTCTGAATCACTCAACCAAAGTGAGTTTTGGGGCTGAGAGGCTCTTGGTGTTTGGGAGAACCAACCCACTTGTCATGTTGGTGTATTCTGTGATGAGGTCTTCCTTCGGGACTACAACAAACCCAACGATCTTTGCGGGGATTGTCATAGTTTCCGACTCTGCATATGGTAGCCAAGGAACAAGAGCAATACGACTTTTCCCCGTGGGAAGCAAGATGACAGGATTTTTCACCAAATAATCTCCGTTGATTTCCTCAACGATTTTTGCGATCACTTCTTCACCCGAAATTAGTCTGAGCAGTTTGATATTCATAGTGTATCTCCTTATGGGTATGTAGGCTCACGTTAAGATCTTCCGTTTTCTGTTTTGCCTACAAGAAAGGGGGGCAGGGTATTACCCCCACCCCCCAAAAAACCAAATCGTGGAACTTACTTGTTCCATGGAAGTTTGGCTGAGACCCACTTCCAAAGTGGTGCGCCGATGAGCGTACCCGCAATGAACATGATGACGCTCCACCAAACTGTGCCAAGAATATGATCCATGTGAGATTCTCCTTTCTTTGTGTTTATGAGTATGAGTTCGGCAGGAAGAACCTGTTGAAGGCAAACTCAGATTGAATACGAGAGACTGTTCTCTCTGTAGGGGGGTAGTTGGTTTTTAGGTTCAGATATGAAAGTCTGGTATCACTCCCTTGGGGGGCAAACAGACTCAAGGAGTTTGCAATCCGTGTGTTGTATCGAATCGTATTATTTTGGAAGTTTCCTTGACTGCGATATGTGGCAAACGAAGTCTTACCAGAAAACCCCAAAACATCCTCCACAATAGAAGACTTTACCGCATCCGAAACTGCCATACTAGACAACAAATCTGAAACAGCCCAAGCAGGACCCAACCTACAGTTACAGGGAGTCGAGCAAGCAGTACTTCCATTGCCTCCTCCGAGGTGTTGAGTAGATCTACAAGGAGCAGAACAACAAAGTCTTAGTTGTTCTGTTAATGTTATAACATCATCACATGGACTACAACCATCTTCACCACATTTCATCGTGGCTATCATTTGGTTACAAAAATCAGCAGGATAACCTGTGAGTCCAATATCGTTTGGGTCATATGGAGCAGCCGATGGTGCTGGGTATGGGCCTGTATTGCCACATGCAGGGGCATTAGGTATGAAACTCTCAGGCACACCGTCGAAAGGTAGTTCGTTTCTAGCACATCGAGAAGCACAACAATTTCCCACTTGGATTAAATACTCTTTGCATATTCTAAATGTATTTTCTCCATCACACGATGTCTCTTCAGCACACCATCGAACAGCGAGACATTCCAAATCGGGGCATTGACTTCCATCGTTGGAGAAGGCAAAGGGGGCGGG